GTGTGAAACGGGAAATCGTCCTTCTCAAAGGATTGCTTTTAACGTCGCATTGTTGGCTGTAGGAGCCAACCCAGTAGTTCGTTCATTTGAAGTAGGACCACGAGTTGTTGACCAACTTCGCAATTTGAACAAAGCACCTCAAACTGGACCATTGACTAAGCATTATTGGGCTGTCAGTCGTACAGGCAAGGGCGCCACAACCGCGTACAACTTGCAGGCTATCCGTGCTCGTGACCTTGCGGAAGAGTGGAAACTTGAAGAAATTACTGATTCCGTAATGGATAAGTTGCGCGAAGATAAGTACGACGCAAGCATTATGAAGGTTCCTACCTATGCGGAACTTTTGGCAATTGCTTCAGAAGATTTGGGCAAGTAATCAGTGGGGGGTATAAAACCTCCCATTATTACAACTTTAGAAGAAATTGATGAACTTGTTAAAGTTGTTACAAATGTTGGAGAATTTGCTTTTGACGTAGAAACTCAATCAATTCTTGAACATCATCCTGATTTAATTCAGCATTTGGAAAATGATTTTCAAGAACATATAAAAGGATTGAAAACAAAAAGTCCTGACATTATTCAACGAGCGCACGATAACTTGGTTGAACAATATTTAAAAGACATAGCCGTAGACCCGTTACGCAACGAGGTGTTTTGGATTGGTATTGCTACACAAGGTCATTCGTGGGCGATACCAATGGGTCACAAAATTGGAAGTCTTTTGGAACCAGAAGAAATTGGAGACGGAAGCACGGTGCCACCAGTTGGTTATCGTAAAAAGTTAAAGAACGGCAAAGAATCTACGGCAAAAGCCAGATATGTAAAACCAGCAATATATTCTGAACCAGTAAAGCAATTGTCACGAAGCGAGGTTTTTGAACGTTTAAAACCATTATTCTTTAGTGATTTAACAAAGATTGGTCAAAACGTTAAATTTGATGCACGTTCTATTTCAAAATATTACGATGCCATACCACCAGGACCATACGCAGACACTATGCTTTTACAGCATTTAGTTAACGAAAACTTAAGCAATTATTCTCTTGAAACGATTATTGAGAACAATTACAACGGTCACAAAGCCTACGAAAAAGGCGGAAAACTTGGCAAAAGTATAACTAAAGTGACTATTGACGACGCTTCGTTGTACGTTCACCGAGACGTTCGTTGGACATGGCTTCTGTATATTCGTTTATTAAAAAAGATAAACGCCCATTCAGACCTTAAAAAAGCAATGCTTTTAGACAGCCAAGTTTTGGAGGTTTTGATGCACATGGAGAACCAAGGAATCCCAGTTGATGTAAACAATTTGACTCTTTTAGAAAAAGAATTAAACGAAGAATCAAATGAAGTTTACAAAAGTATTTTAAAACATGCTCCAATTGGTTTCAACCCAGACTCCAACAAGCACAAACAAAGTTTTTTGTTTGACAAGAAGTCAGAGGGCGGGTTGGGCCTTAAACCGTATAAACGAACTGGAAAAGGTGCTCCGTCAGTTGACGAAGAGTCTTTAAAAAGTTTGCAACATAAACACGAGGTCATAGGACAATTGTTGAAATGGGCAGAGTTACAAAAATTAAAATCTACATACGTCAATGGATTGATACCTAAGTTGTATAAAAGTAAATTACATCCTTCATTTCACCTGCATAGAACAGCAACTGGAAGGCTTTCGTCATCCAATCCCAATCTTCAAAACATCCCAAGAACTTCAAGCATTAGAAAATTGTTTGTTGCTAACAACTTAAATACTTTGTTAGTTGCTGACTACGACCAGATTGAATTGCGTGTTATGGCTATGTTTAGTCAAGACAAACGTTTGTTACAAATATTTAACAACGAAGAAGACATTCATACTGCCACTGCGTCTGCTGTTTTTAAAAAGAAACCAGAAAACATAACTTCAGAAGAACGGCAGGTTGGAAAAGGTGTTAATTTTTTGACCGCATATGGCGGTGGTTCCATAAAACTTGCTCGCGTCACTGGTATCTCCAAAACCGAAGCAGAGAGTATTTTAAGCACTTATTACAAAACGTTTAGTGAATTGACTTCTTGGAAGCAACACGTCGTTCAAAAAGCCAGAAAAGATGGATATGTGTCAACCCTTCACGGGCGCAGAAGAAGACTTCCAGACCTTTCTTCTACTAACTCAGAACTTAGGTCACGGGCAGAAAGACAAGCAGTAAATGCGATAGTACAGGGTACGGCGGCAGACATTTGTAAAATTGCAATGGTTGATGTGTACAAAGCAACTAACAAAACAAGTTTAAAACTATTGGTACAAGTTCACGATGAATTAGTAGCCATGGTAAACGAAAAAGAAAAACTTGATATCATTAAACCATTCATTAATGCAATGGGTGATGGTACGGTTTTGAATAAAGTTCCAATTAAAGTGTCTTATCAATTTGCTAAAAGTTGGGCGGAGGCAAAAGAATGAGCAACGTAGACAACATTGTTGATAAACGGTTGTTTTATTTAATGCTGTCTATTGGACAAGGGCAAGAGTTTGCTAATTTTATGGGTTTTTCAAACCCGTCTAAGGACGTAGAACAGGCAGAGATTTTTGACGTTGCAAGCAGATGGGCTTTATTTGTCAATCAAAACATTTTACATAGCATTGAAGAATCTGCTACTTGGATGTTAGACCTACTTGAAAAAGGAGACAGGTTGACAAATCCAAAGGAAGAATTGTTACCTTTGTTTATTTCTTTTGGAGTTTCAATGTTAAATAAAATGTTGGAAAACGAAAACATTTCTATTATAATTAACGAAGAAGCATTGATAAGTTGGAAAGACGAAGACAACGAACAGGAATCAGAAAACAATGAGTGATTGGTGGGAAAAGAAATTAAACGGAGAAAAACCAAGTAAACAATACGTTTTTCCAAACCCAACTACTTACAGCAATCGTCCTGTTCAAACGGTAGAGACACAAACCGTTCAACATAATTTACCTCCAAACACCCAGTTAACCACTGGACAAGCCATTAGAATGTGGAAAGGAGGAGAAGCGCATCAACGTGAAGGTAACATGAGGTGTCCAGAATGTGGGAGCCGAAATGTGTTTTCACGTGTTGGAAAAGGTTCTAACAGTACAATTAATGGAGTAGCACCAGCCCCACGTTGTTTTGAGTGTGGTTGGAACGGCAAATTTTCACAAGCAGACCAAGCAAATTGGACAGTATAAGGATAACTAAATGACAACTTATGAATCATTGGAATCTATTGTTTCCGCCATTCAAAAAAAGTATGGCGATGACATATTAATCAAAGGTTCGGACATTAAAGAAGAAGTACCACGCATTACCACTGGCATACTTGCGTATGATTTAATGCTTGGAGGAGGTTGGCCATTGAACCAGTGGTCAGAGATTATTGGAGAAGAGTCATCTGGTAAAACCGCCCTTGCTTATAAAACAATAGCCGCTAACCAAGCAATAAACCCAGATTTTGTTGCCATGTGGATTGCGGCAGAGGCGTACGTTCCTCAATATGCACGTGCAATTGGTGTGGATTTGGACCGCTTATGGGTTGTAGAAACCAACATCATGGAACAAGTTTATGATTTGGTAATTAAAGCGCTTGATAATCGCGCCGTTGACATGATTGTTATTGATTCATTGCCATCTTTGGTTCCAGGAGATGAATCAGAAAAAATGATGGAAGAGTTCACCGTTGGACTTGGCGCTCGTTTAACTGGCAAATTCTTTCGCAAGTCATCAAAGGCCCAACGTCGTTCCCTTATTAACGAAGACAGACCCTGCACTGGTTTGGTCATCAATCAATGGCGTGAGAAAATTGGAGTTATGTGGGGAGACAACCGCACCACACCAGGTGGCAAAGCAAAAAACTTTCACTATTTCAGCCGTGTTGAGGTCAAACGTGACGAATGGATTAAAGAAAAAGACGAGGCTATTGGGCAGACCATAAAGGCTCGCACAATCAAAAACAAAACATACCGACCACAACAAACGGCAGTCGTTGATTTTTACTTTACCAGCACGGGTGGATTCCGACTTGGAGAGTTTGACGTTGTTAAAGACGTTGTAAACATTGGCATTGCCATAAATTTGATAACTCGTTCTGGCCCTTATTATTCGTATGCCGATAAAAAATGGCAAGGTAAAGATGCACTTGTATTGGCAATTCGTGAAGATTTAGACCTTCAACAGACCCTTAAAAAAGAAGCGTTTGATTATTTTAATCTTAAAGTTCCAACGCAGTGATTTTTGGAAGCGACGGAGAGCACAAACGCAGGCTTAAAAAGTCGCGCAAGCAAGAGAAACAAACCGCTGACCGCTACAAAGGAAGTAGAAATGCAGGTTCAGGGTTTGGATGGATGCGTAAGAACGATGTAAGAACTAACAATTTGTTGATAGAGAACAAATTTACTGACAACGTAAAACAATATTCTATTAAAGTAAAAGACATGAGCGAATTACGAAAACAAGCACTGATGGAAGACAGAGTGCCCGTGTTGCAAGTTGAAATAGGCGGAGTACGCTTTATAACTATGTACGAAGACGATTTTATGGAATACTTTAATGGCTAATTTTACCCCTGCAGATTTGGAAAGCATAACAAAAAGCCTTAGAACAAAAGGTCGGTTGATACCAATAGTAACCGCGCAAGCGGCGTTGGAAAACAATGAAAACACTCGTAAAAGAGACACTGATTATCTTCACCCAAGTCAAATTTGCAAACGTGATTGGTGTCCTCGTGCATCAATGTACGAAATTAACAAAGAACCAACAGATGAAAAGACTATAAACTATTCATTTCAAACTTTAAATATTTTTAAAACTGGTCACGATATTCACGAAAAATGGCAAGGTTGGTTGGAACGTTCGGGATTGATGAAACAAACCGAGTTGCCAATATTTAACGAAGAGTGCCACATCAAAGGAAACGCAGACGGATTAATTAAAGATTTTAACGGCGAAGCCATTTTAGAGATTAAAAGCGTCGGCACAGGAACCGTTCGTTTAGAAAACTTTGATTTGTACAAAGAATATGATTCAAAAACTATAACGTTAGACGAATTGTGGAAAAAAATAAGGCAACCTTTTAGCACACATCTTCGTCAAATTAACTTGTATATGTACGCAACTGGGATACATCAAGGCATCATATTGTATGAATGGAAAGCATCACAAGCGGTAAAAGAGTTTGAAGTTAAGTATCAACCAGCGCTTATTGAACACATTCTTGCCGCTGCACAACTTGTCAAAAAGCATTTAGAACAGGGTACTATTATTGACCGCCCTGCATGGGCAACAGAAGACCACAAAACTTGTAAACAATGTCCATACAAAACAACATGTTGGAGTGACAATGCTGATAGACGATAGATTGACAAACAGCCAAGCAATGAGTAACTTTTTGGAGAAGTTTTCTCTTCCAGACAG